TTCATTGCGGCTTGAAGTTGGTCTTTGGTCTTAATCTCCAAAGGCAGAGAAAACGCACATGTCGCATTTTCGTTAAATTGAGGGCATCGGGGAGCCAAATAACAATTATTGCACTCCCTTAGTGGGTCTGCATTATATTTTAAGAGGTTTACCGTCTCTGGGTGTATTTCTACCTCTTCCCCTTCATTTCCAACGGTTCTGTGACCCATGGACACTACAGATTCAACGCCCATGACTGGTAGTAATGACCGCCCTCTTTCGTGCCTCTCATTTGGGGGGCCTGTAGTAATACTTGACCCCCCTCGTGCCACATTTTGGGAAGTAGGGGTAATACCCCCAATAGTAATTATTGGGGGGTCAGATGGAGGGTTAAACTCGTCTTCATCATCGCTGACGGAAGGGTCATAGGCCCCAAAAGTATGAGTCTCCCATTGTTGCCAAGAACGGATTGCAAGTGTGCCAACAGTGGCAACATCGTCATCCATTACAGAATCTATGTCCACATCTAGACGCACAATGTCAGCACGGTGCTTCTTACGAGCAGACTCTTTTTGCTGTGCTGGGTACCTGCGCAGACCATGCCCGTCCCAAACCTGGGTCTCCCCATAACGGATAACTGAAGTCCAAGAATTGACCACTACAGCGTCCCATGGAAGGTGTTCAATGAGGTCAGGCTTGGACGTAATACCAATTAGTTTTGAACCCCAGCGGGCTGCAATTTGGCGAATTCGTACCATGTTTCGTGGTGTCACGGCTTTGTCAGAAATAGCAACTCGTCCGTACTTCTGACAGAGCCATGTGAGACGTTCTAGGTCGGTTTCGTCATTCCAAATGGGGACATATTTCTCACCTAGCCATGCCCCATCGTAATCAGGGCGACCAATGACAATAGAGATTTCGTCTGCATAGTTTCGTACAAAATCATCAAAACGAGCCAAATCTTCATCGTTTTCTGATGTATAGATTAAAACTTCGTTGCCCTGAAAGACATCTGAAATGACAAATTCTTTCTTCTTTGGTATTGGGAGATGGGTTAAATTGACAGCATAGTGTTTGACGTTGTTGTCAAGCAGCATGCGCCGATATGAGCCTTTTTCCGCTCCTCCAAAGAATACTTTCATTCCCAACCTGCTCTGCGCCACACTGAAGGGCTGTGGCTTGCCTCAATCATGAGACGCTCTGCTACATCGTGGTACGGACGAATCATATGAATACAGGGGTCGTGACCCTCTTCAAATTCTTCAATTTCGTCTTCTGTCATTGGTTCACCATCGTGGGTGATGCATACTGGTGGTCCACAGTAACTGTTCTCCATACCGTATGCCAACCATTCATCAAAGGTCATTTCAACCTTTACTGTCTCGTCATTCTGGCTCATTCCATGTCCTTTCAGCCTTTGCTAATGCTTGTGACTCTATTTCCTCAACAAGAACATCCCAACTCTTTATGACCTTTTCTTCAGACCATTCAGGGCGGATGATGTCGGGTATTGTCAATAGTAGCGTAGGTATACCCATGTGAGCAACTTTTGCAACAGTAATTGGGTCAATATCTATGTACCAGTGGATTTTGCCATATGCGGCATTAAATGCGGCTACTCTTTCAATCTTGGTGTCCACATGTGAGTCTTCCACAATGTCAACGGTTACAGGTTTGTAACCCTCACGCTTTAGCCACTCTAGAAAGACTTGAGTATTTGTAATGCCTGTTGCCATGACAGACATTTTGCCGTTATAACCAGCAGTCAAGGCTCCCCACAACTTACGCATTTCAGGTCGTGGGATGCGTGCCCCAAGTTCAGAACCAGGGGATGCGATGGCATCAAAATTAATAAGAATCACTTGTCGTAAAGACCCAATTCAATGCGTTGGCGATGCGTATAGTATTCGGCGGCAGGGCAGTACATACAGAGGTATTGTCGCTTGTCTTTAGGAATACCAGTTTTACGTCCAATAGTCTTATCGTCATTGCACCAATCAATACAACCCTGATTTGGTCTACTGTGGCGATTAAAACATTTGAGCGCATCAACCTTCAATTCGTCTCGGAAGTCACGGATGTACACGTCCTGCTCTTTTAATTCATTTTTGAGAGCAGTTTCAACATCTAATTTTGTAGCAGTTTCTGCATCGGTGCGGAAAATAAGAGCACGACAATTCTCAGGGTCTGGAACCTGAGCATTATGTCGGTCACATAACTCTCTCAACTCTTGGTCGTACTCAGGTACGCCATCGTATGGGCGCATCTTGTACATAACACCGTGTGTTTTACATACCAACAAACGGTGAAACTCTTTGTCTGCCATTTTGTGTTCCTTTATTGTTTAACGATGATTTTTTGAGTAGGGATACTCTGGTATAAAACGTAGACTACCACGTCTTCGTGCTTGAAGTACAGGGTCTTGTGCTTCAAATGCATCTAAAAGTGATGAGTCCCCTGCCATATGCGCTTGGATTGCCTCAGAAAAACGCCTTTGGTAGTCACTTGCGTACCCTTCTTTGTACGCCGCTTTCTCTTCAGGCAAGTCGTATGGACTTACGTTCATTACTGAAGATGTGACTCAAAATTGGGGAAATTAGGAGCCTGTTGAATGTTGTACTGAACTTGAAGCATGTTCTTTCGTACAGTTGCGTGTGTTGGGTCTACGTCACCACCACGGTCAGGGGTAAATGACTTGAACTTTCCATCTCCTGCGCCCAACTTAAGGTCACGGTTCATGGAACGGGATTCATTGACTGCCATTATTTAGTTCCTTTTTTCTTAGGTTCGGCTTTTGTTCCTGCTTGCTTTTTAGCAGGAGTTTTCTTAGCAGCAACAGACTTAGGACCAGGAGTAGCCTTAGGAGCAGCAGCCTTACGACCACCAGCCTTCTTAGCAGGCTGCTGCGGTCCGTATGGTTTGTCACCAACACCACCTTGTTCGTTAATACCAACTGTGCTTGCTCCTGGCATGAACTTGAAGGCTCCTGAAGGTACCTTGCTAAGGTCAAGACCTTCATAGTCAGCCTGATATCCTGGAGAATAGGGAAGACCTTGAGACTTACGATGGATATCAACAATTTCTTTTTCTTTTGAAACTACGCCCTGAGAAGTCATTCTCATGTCTGAACGTGGGTCAATGTTTCCTGTGGGAGTTGTGTTAGGCACGGGTGATGCTCCTGCTGGTTGCTGTGGTTGCGGTTGTGGAGGGAGTGTACCTCTTTGCAGACCACCTGCACCTGGAATATCAGAAATGTAAGGACCATACTGTCCTAGTCTTTTAGCAGCAGCATCTGACTCTGCGTTGGTTGATGCTCCTGCTTGCATGTCACGTAGTTTATCTTCACGTGAGCGGGTATCAGTAGGTGTACCAGCAGGGCGTACAGGACCTTGTGTGGTTTCTTGAGCACCTCTAATTCCACCTGTGTTTCCATAGGTAGATGGACCTTGACCAGGACCAAGAGCAGGAGGTCTGGGTTGGCCTGTAATAGAACCATATGGTTGTTGACCAGGAGGAAGTGCTGGAGGAGTCACAAGAGTAGGTCCAGGACCCCTGCCTACCATTTCGTCAAGGTCATCAGAATATGTATAAGATGTTGGACCACCAGGTGCTCCTGGAGGATTAGGTGTTCCTGGCGTACCTGGAGTGCCTCCTACAGGAGGTGGAGGTGGAGGTGGAGGTGGAGGAGGTGTACCACCACCGCCACCTGGAGTTCCTGGAGTACCTCCTATGGGCGGTGGAGGCGGAGGAGGCGGAGGAGGCGGCGTACCATTGCCACCGCCTGGCGTTCCTGGCGTTCCTGGAGTAGTAGGTGCACCACCAAAACTGATGTTGCTGAATGCCGTTTGGATTCCACCTGAATTTTTGGATTGAAAGGAATTGTCGTAGGTACCACCGCCGACATTTGCTCCTCCCATGTTTCCGTAAACGGTACCGTAGTTATCGTTACCTTGAACCATTGAAATACCAGTGGAAGCAAGTGCTCCACTAAAATCACCACGGCGACCACGGCGCATACCACGACTTGTGGCAGGTGCTGTAATGCTTGCATTTTGGCTTCGGTTTGTACCCATCATTGGGGCACCGTCCATATCATCTGGCATAGTTGAACTACTTCCTGCTGAGGCTGTTGAGCCTGAACCATCTCCATCAATTTTACCATTATCTTTGCCCCCTCTACGACCTACTAATTTTTCAATCCCTTTAGCGGCTAAATTACCAATGGCTTGACCAACGGAACCATCGTACATGCCATAATTTGACTCTGCTGGTCCATAATTTGGGCGGCCTGCTCCTGATGTTGTTCCCTGAAAAGTGCTAGGAGAACCTGGGGGTGCTTGATAGGTACCTGGCTGACCAATCTTGCGCCAAATATCCCAGTCAAAGTGACTCTGTGGGGCACGTCCTTGTAGGGACAGGTAGCGAGCAATATCTCTCTGAGGGTCACGGTCAGCCATTGTTCTCTTCCTCGTCTGGCTCCGCCACAATGTCGTTAGGAAGTCCTACAATATCATTGAATTCAGAGTCATAAACCATCTGTTTCATAATATCAGCCATGGACATACCTAGTTCTTCCCCTGGTTTTTGGGGTCTACGATTACCATTAAACCGTTCATCGTTACCACGAGACATCACGCCCACAACCCTTGCATAGAGTAACGGCTAGAGCCTTCAAAGTTGTCTTCCATGAAACCATCACGGAACATTACAGGAGCCCCCGACAACCACGAACGGCGAGTAACCGCAGTGCGAGGTGTATTCAACACATCAATAATTGAAAGTTCTTGCTTACCAAACCCACGAGACTGAGGCATCAACTGTTGGGGTACAACAGGACGAATCTGCCGAATGTACTCTGGTGGGAGCATGGCAGATTGAAGAGCCTGGTCTACAAGCATTTCTGCATGCGACTGATTGGGCTTGTAAGGAACTTGCATTTAGTTAGATAGCACCGTACAAGTTTTGTGGACTTTGTGTAATGGGTAGGAACATGTCACGGCGTGTTCCACTTGTGCGAGACATAGCACGCGTGTCATGGTTTAATTCAGCGATACCGCCTGGGTCATGGCTATTTGGGATGTTGTTTGAATTAAGTGCATTAAAAGCACCTAAAGCAGCAGCAAGAACTTGTGGTTCTGCTGCCAACATGTGTGCAATACGTGCGGGATTGTCCCGCTCATCAATTCCTCGGCTCATTCTGGCTCCTTGGGTTGGTTGGATGGGTGTGCAGAACGAGAACGTGATTGTCCTTGTTCTTTAATGTAAGCAATTACTTCTTCATGGGGTTCAGAGGGGTTTGCAAAGTTAACCCACAAAGTATTTGGATTATTCAAGTCACGAACAATTAAAGGATTTCTCTTTCTATTGTTGCGTTCGTCTATACCTCGTGACACTATTCGTAATCCTCATCATCATTGGACTTAAAGTGGTCATAAATCTTGTCAGCAACATGAAAAGCAGCCGCACCTACAGCGGCACCCACTGGACCACCAATTGATGCGCTACCCATAATTGCTCCAGCGCCTAGCCTAGCGACCTTACTAATTGCTCTATGATGGTCCATTCCATGACCATCATCAAAATGTTCTCTACGTGCCATTACAAATAACCCCTATCATCACGCCAATCTGGACCAAGTCCTTCGTTACGCCATTCTTTGGCTTTTTGGTCCATCATGAGTTCTTCTTTGTCTGGTGCCTCTAGTTCACTTTCACTAGTAGGTTCTTCATCACTTTCAATAGGAGAAATAAAATCCATGCTTGGGCGTGGTGTACCATGAGGTGGTGTGGGGTCTGGGTCTACCCAACGACCTCTATGCACCTTACGATTAGGGTGATTTGATGTGTCGTCTCCACGTGACATTATTGAGCCTCACTATCTTTACGTGATTGTAAATGCTTTTTGAGATTAGTGAGCCGTTCTTTTTCACGAGGATGGACATCACCAAAATTAAGGGTTTGGTCAATCTCACCGAATGCTTCGTCTGACACTTCACCACGGGTTGCAAAACGACCTAGGGCGGTTTCGTTTCCTTGAGACCAATCACGGGCGACTTGTTGTGGGCTATCATTTAACTCAAAGAATGGAGTTGGCTTAGGGCGACCTACCTGACGGTTTGGGTGGTCACGGGTATCTTGTCCTTTTGGCATGACTCTATTTTACCTTATTTCCAGCGTGGAGCAAGGGATTTAAGAAGGGCACGGCGCTCTGGACTATTGTCAATTGCAACCTGTTCTTCACCTTGGCGTGACGGGATACCACGGGGGCCAACCTTGCCATCATTGGTTAGGCGGACGGGTTCGGCTCCTGGAGGTGCAAACTTAAGACCCTGCGACTGTAGTTGCAAGCCTGTGTACTTATTGAACTCATCAGGCCAAATGTAATCGCCAGGATTGATACGTTCACCCTTATGAACACCACGACTGTACTGGCGAGCGTTGTTTCGGCTAAGGGTGCCTAAAATCTTGTCCTGTCGGCGGTTAGACGACATGGTGCCAAGATAACCATCAGGGTACTGTTCTTCTACACCTGTACGGTACCCTGAAAGAAGTTGGTCTTTAGTATTACGCCATACGGGAGCAGGACCAAAGTTTGCAGCAGTCCCCATACCAGGAGGTTCATTTGCGGTACCCCATGATGTAAAAGTATTTGCTGCCATTATCTTAATCCGCCTGCGCTAGGTCCTCCAAGAAAACCTCCCTGACCACCACCTACAGGTGAAATAGGGCGTGGTGGAGGAGTAATTAGTTTTTTGTACTTACCACTTGCTGGTTGCCGATTGCGCTTGCGAGAAGGCATTGATTACTGGTAGTTCCTGTCATGGTATTTAGCAGGAGTGTCATCCATAGGTGCGCCAGGGATTCCATAATGAACTTTAGGGTCGTACTCAGAAATGGTTCCGCTATGGCCTAGTTCACGATTAAATGCATAACGGTCACCTACATTCATAAGACCTGCCTTGAAATCTTCTGTGTCATTAATCATGTGAGAATCTGTTTCACCACCTTCAGTTGATTCGGCAGAAAAGAAGTATGAGCGAGGTTGTCCATCACCACCTGTTGAGCCCAAAAACCTACCTACGGTGTCAACCGTTCCTCTACCTTGAAGTGGGTGAGGTTGTGTGCGAGTCATACCTTCTTCTCCATGCTTTTCCACATGAGCATTGTCACCACGACCTGCTCCTGCTCCACTGGCTTGGCGAAATACTGGGTTTCCATTATGTGTAGGCATTACTTATCCTCATCTTTCTTAGGCATTTCGGGTTCTTTGACCGTGTAATCAATTGGCTCAGGCTCACTTGAGTCCTCAGGGTATGAGACAGAGCCATCAGCACGGTGTGTAGGTGGCATAGGAAACGGAATCATTTTGTCGCCAACAGGAACATAACCCATTGGACGATTTACTCGTTTACCTCTAAAATTGACCATAATTACCTTACTTTACGATAGGTTTGAAGGACATTGCAGAAATTGTCTCACCGTTGTCGCCTGGAATGTCATCAAAACCGATGACAAATGACAGGTCAATACCACGTGGTGCGACAAAACCACGAGCAATAGCGGCGGCTTTAGCGGCTTGGTTAACGGCTGAAGCGCCAATGGCTCTCATCTTTGGGGCTTGACCTGCATTAATAGCACGGGCCAAAATAGAACCAACGGACTGTGGGTTACTGGAACCAGACACCTTGAGAACATCGTCAATGCTGGTATTCAATTCTTGTGACATATAAGACTCCTAGTGGAATAGTTATGCCTTTATTTTACTGATAACCAGCCTCATCTAAGAGTTCAGTGAAGTCTTGTAACCTCATCACAACGTAAGACTCACCTAACGCTTTTTCACCCTTACCAGGACGCTTCACAACCAATGCAGGAACTGCACCACCAAGTCGGTCAGCCTGCTCTACGGTGTCATTGAGCCACTGACTAAGTTGGAAGGACTTTTGGTTCTTACACTGAACCGCTACTTTCCTAAGAGTCTTCTTACGAGCAATCCCATTAATATCCCCAGTGTCGTTGCCACCAGAAAGTGCAGGACGGTGTGCATGTATGAACCCCTTGCTTATTAAATAATCTCTAACAAGTACCTCAAAGGATGTTCCTTTGGATTTGTTCTTGTTCCCCATTAGTCACCACAGTATCTTCCTGGTGGGTACACATCCTTAGGGTTGGCTGTACCTTGGTTAACAAGGTTGACTACTTGTGTAACACTTTCTGTTACTCGTTCAGCAAATGACTTTTCTTTGGGTTGTAAGTCTTCCAACTTCTTTTTTAACGCATCACGTTCTTCTGTGACTCGCATTAATTCAATCTGTAGTTCACGGATTGTTGCTTCTTGTTCTGACACTTTATCCTCCAGTGCTTCTATTAGTTCTTTACTCATGGGTATGTCACTTTCTTTAATTGTTTTATTTCGTCTTCAAGTTCTGTTACTTTGTTTCGCAGGCTTATAATCTCTTCTGCAACACGGTTTGCAAGTTCATTTGAAAACAAGTCTGTGTAAGCAAACTTGTCTATAAACTCGTCTAATAATGGGTCTGTCATAGCGACTCAGTCACCTTAACAGCAGGGATTTGCAATTTGAATTCACCACACCATGCGTCATTATGTGCCGTTGGAAATCCAGATTTTGTAGAAGATGCATCAATAGGAGGAAAACGCCGACACTCCACCCAGTCTGTGCCAGGAATCGGGTAGGCGTGAACGCATGTTAAACAACTTTTAGATGCCATAGAATTTACTTACTTTCTCTCTTAGTTTCTCGTTTTCATTTTCTAAATCTTTACACCTTTGGATGTACCATTGCAACACCCTTAGGTGTTCAGTTTTAGTAATGGTAGGTGTCTCTTCATCATCGCTAGTCATACTCATCAATTAAGCAGTGTATCTGCCCTGTCTACGCTCTTGTGGTGAGAGACTGATGCGCCTGCTTAACTCACGACTGATGACTTGTGCACCACGCTCACAGCGTTCAAACACGGATTCAACTAACTTACGATAGGCACGCTTCTCTGAGTACAACTGTTGTGCTTCAACCACGGCGGGTTCAGTATCCCTGCGTGCTTTAGCAAGTGTAACAGTGTCGCCCTTTTCTTTATCACTCCACTGACTAATTAAAGTCTTTGCCTCAAGAAGTTTAAGGTCATTAGCGGCACGTTCTTCCTCAATCTCGGCTACGACCATATCTGCCTTAGCAAAAGATACCCAAGACATAAACATGGTGTATGTCTCCATAAGTTTATTATCAGGGAGTTCGTCTAGGAATAAAGGAATCTCTGGAACTGCACCTTCTGGTCGGTCTGGTAATGAAAACTTCTCAAGAAAGTTACCCATGATGGGTGTCTTTGGAGCAAGTGGGCTTGACACTTTAATCCTCTTTCCAACAAACTTTTGAATATGGACAGTTTTTACAAATGCGACTATCAGATGACTCAGCGATAGTTGGACGCATTGGTGGTATGCCAGAATCTAGCGCACGAATGACACTTTTGCAACCAGAAAGAATGTCTTCAATCAACTCAGGCTGATAACGAACTGAAAACTCTTTAACATCTTGGTTAGGCTTCCACTCGTAGATGAACACACCATCATGAATACCTAAGCAGTACATGTACAAGTTCAATTGGCGCAGGTGTGTTGGAAAAGGTTGGCGCACCCTTTTCCACATGTCATTTTCAGAAGTGGCACTTTTAAAAGAGTCGTAGTCTTCCATGCGTATAGTTCCAGCGCCAACACTTTTAATCTCAAGGATGGCACGACCTTTAGAGTCATTGATAATACCGTCAGCATGCCCCATCAGGCGGTACTCTTCATTAAGAATGGGCACTTCAGCCTGCTCTAGGATTCCAGCCTCTGTAAGCCAGTTCTGCCACTTAGCATGGATAGCATGACCTTCAGCAAAGATGTTGAGTTTCTGAAATGTATAGGTCTCGCCCTGTTTCTCGTAGCCCTTAATGGTGTACCACGATGAGCGAGGGCACCAATCCTTCTTGCAGATTTCAGAGGGGTGTAGATGGAGAGTGTCACGAGTGCTGTTGAGTTGTTCCTTGATTAGTTCTTTTTCAACTACAGGAACAACACGACCTTTAGACGTGATGAGGTTTTTGTAGTTCTTTAAGTGCCAGGGTGTGTCAGTCATCTTTAATCATTTCTAGAAAATCGTCTTCAACAAGGACCACGTAACTACGGCCAGATAGGTCAAACTGTAGAATAGGAATCCTATCTTCCAATATCGCACGCTGTCTCAGTTCTCTTAGGTCTACTTCTTTTAATGTAATGCTCTTGGTTGCAGTTGTCAACTTGTTCTCAATAAGCAGTGTTTCAGAACGAACATCATTCTTGCGCATCCAACCGTTACCAGAGCCAGAGTTTCTACTACCTCGGTAGTTCTTTGCAGATTTATTCTCTTGCTTCTTAGATGCTTTAAGTATTTGTTTCTGTTCTTCTGGACTGCGGCTCATTCAGCCAATCCAAACTTCTTCCAAACATCTGCTTTAAGTGATGCTTGTAAGTCAAGGTCTTCACGAACACCTGCAATTAGTGCTTCCTTACCTTGCCACTTTTCTCCGTTATAAGAGTAGAAAGCACCAGCACGTGTAATGATGTCTTCTGAAGCAGCAATGTTAATGATGTCTTTAATCACATCAAAGTCACCAAAACTAAACCCCTTGCTGTCGGCAAAGTAAAAGTCAACTACTGCGACCTGTTGTGGTCGGTAAGTCTTGTTCTTCATCGTACGTGCTTTAATTGTCTGACCGACAACTTCGTCCTTGTCTTTCAACCATTCATCACGTTTTACTTCAACACGGCAGAAGTAGTGGAAGTTCTTTGCCTTACCACCTGGAGTCGTGCGGTTATCTCCCCACATGACACCAATCTTCTCACGCCACTGGTTGATGATAAGACCTGTACAACCACGGTCTTCATGTACAAGAGAACGCTTCTGTGCTTTGGAAGACTTTCGGAAGAACTTACCTGTAAGGCGAGCACCTAGACCCATCGTGAATTCTTCCATAGTCTTTTCTGCTTCATCACTTGGCACAAGTGCAGGAAGTGAGTCAATAACAATTAAGTCAATAGCACGATTGTCCATGACCTTGAGTACAAAGTCATACACATTTTCCATCACATTGGACTCAACAACCCACAGACGGTCAAGGTCTACACCGATAGCCTTTGCGTACTCAGGAACATATTCCTCAGCGGCAATCCACAGAGCGCAGAAGTCAGGGTCAGCGGCTTGATTAGCAGCGATGGTTTTGTAGGCGAGCGCAGTCTTTCCTGATGACTCGTCTCCAATGATTTCGCTCCATTGATTGACGGGCCAACCACCGCCAAGCATGAGGTCATAAGCAAGAACACCTGTCGTAATACGGGGTAGTTCTTCTTGAACACGGGAACCCTGAACGACCATCTCCTCCCCATACTTTTTATTAATAGAAGAGATAAGTGTCTGTAGTGTTTCGTGTGTTGCTGTCATGATTACTCCTTATGACCAGTTTGATTCATCGCCTTGATGATAGATACCGTTCCAACCGCAGGTGTAACACCGTGGAGCAGGTGCGTTACCTGCCACTGTAGTTCCACCGCTTGCTTTTGTACGACTAAAAACGTAACCACCACCGCAGGCAGGGCATGTCATCGTATCACGGCGAGCAGCCTCACCGCCATTAGTAATCCCTAATTTTAGTGCTTCACTAAAAGACTCTGGTTGCACTGTTGGCTGTGCTTGAGTTTGTGTAATGGGTTGCTGTGTCGTAGACGCAACATGGTTTGTAAGAGGTGTTACAGGGGGAGTAAACGTTGGGCGTGGTGCTGTTGGTTTCTCACCAGATAGTTTTTTGGACCACCAGTCAGTCATCTTCATCATCTCCAATCGGAACTACGAATGCTAATTTTTCAGAATCCATAATTTTGTTTAGCATGGCTACACCATATACAGTTAACAAACTTCTAAACTCTTGTTCATTAGAATCTATCTTTTTTGTTTTCTTAAGAAACTGAGTGAACCACTTTGATGATTGTTCAATTTCTTTAAGAATCCCATAATGCAGGAAAACAGCCCACCTTGTCAAGACTTCCTCAGACTCAATTTCTGCAATCTCCTCGGAAGGTGGGACAAACCCCATGTCAATAGCAAACTGTTGTCCTTCTACGGCTGACATCATCAGGTAGAAATTACGTCTGTCAACTGATGTCACCCTTTTGCCTCCGCCCATGTAGCGGCGATGTCACATGAAACACGCAGAGGAACTCCCTGAATCATGTTTCCATGACCCATGGCTTTGATAAACAATTCTTTCATTTCTGATGCCTCATCTTCTGGAGCGACTGCTACTAATTCGTCATGAACTTGTACAAGTACCTTAAGGTTTGTGCCCTTAAAAGCCCTGTCAATGTCAATCATAGCCTGTTTACAAAGGTCTGCCGCAGAACCCTGGACTACTGCGTTAACGGCCTGTCTTTCGGCTCGTGACCTACGTTCACTATCCTTAGACATCAAGTCTGGGAGTCTTCTGCGCCTTCCTGTAATGGTCTCTACATAGCCCAATTTGCGCCCCTTGGCAACAACCTTCTGCTTCCATTCGGTAAGACCTGAGAACTGGCGGTAATACTCTTGAATCATGTGCTGGGCCTGTTCAAAGTCAATACCTGTGGTGCGAGCCAATTTGCCTGCGCCACCACCGTAGGCAGTAAGGAAGTTGACCCCCTTACCAATCTGTCGTTCTTCACTGGTTACTTCGTCAACAGACTTCCCAAACAACAAAGCAGCAGCACCCGTGTGAATGTCAATATTATTGTTGAACACATTAAGCAACTCTTTGTCTTGTGAGAACATTGCCATAACCCTCAACTCAATCTGGTCGTAGTCTGCAACGAGCATTGTGTAATTGTCAGGAGCAACAAATAGATTACGAATGCTGGAGTCTCGTGGAATGTTCTGAAGATTGGGACCAGATGATGACAAGCGACCTGTGGCTGTGCGGTGCAAGTGAAACGATGGATGCAGGCGACCTTGATTTAACTGTGGGAGTAACCCATCAACATAGGTTGATTTAAGTTTCTTGGTTTCTGCCCAATTCAACAGCATTGTGATAGCAGGGTGCTTGTGTTCAAGAACACGCAAACTCTCTTCATCTACAGATGGTTGACCTGTTGTTGTCGTTTTGTGTGGTTTGAGAGCAAGACCACCCTCACGTTTCTTATTAAACAAAAACTGCTGCTTATGTTTAGTGGAGTCAGGGTTAAAACCAATGGGTGTGTAGTCAGATAACTCAAGCAAGATACTCTGTAGTTTGTTATCTAACTCTTTACCAAGAACAACTAGTTGTCGTTCATTGACTGGGATACCATTGTTCTCCATGTGCATCAGGATTTCAAGAACCTGAGAGTCTTGGTAGAAGCATCGGAGAAGACCTTCGTGGGCGCAAATCTTTGGCCAGAGTCTTTGGTGTAATAACCACGTCCAGCGTACGTCAAGGTGCACATAACGAATTGCCTTATCAAAAGGAACTACATCAATGACCTTGCCTAATTTACCATCACGGTAGTAGGCATCATGCTTGTCATAATTCTTCATGATGATTTGCTCAAGAGAATATGACATTAAGTTCTCGTCTACCAAATGTTGCATCAACATGGTGTCGGCGTATGGACCAACGGGAATGTCACCGCCATAGTATTTACTGATGCTACGAGCGTCAAACTTTACGTTCTGACCAATTTTTACAATGGCTTCGTCAAAGAATAGTGGTTGAAGAACCTTAAACACATCAGATTTATTTAACTGTTCAGGAGCATCTGCGTACACGGCAGGGATAACATACTTGGCCTTAGCCATGGACTCTTGTCCATTTTTAAGCAACTTACGATAGCCAGGTGGTGGAACGGTTGTACCATCACCAACTTCTTCTTCTTGCAGGAGTACACCACGCTTGTGACCCATAGGTACTGCCCATGACTTACCTGCTGTTGCTAACCCAATCCAAAACACCTCGTTGCGTAATGGGTCTAGAGCAAGAGACTTTCTGTACTGTGCCTCGTAGTTTTCACGGGCACGCTTAACAATCTCAGGTGTGGGATTTTTTAAAGTAGAGAGATGTGATTTCCAATCTTCAATCATAATCTCTTCTACGTCAGGATGTCTTTCTAGAACCCCACGTGTTTCAACGTCAAATGCGAACATGCCAACGCTGCGAATTTCCTCCACAACGTTGGCAAGTTCATCAAGACTTGAAATGATGTGGGGTGTATTCCCCACAGCCATTAGTTTTCTTCCGCTGCGATTGCGAGAAGGTCTGTGCGTGTTGGAATCTGAATAATGTCGGCAGTGTATGCCTTTTCAGTCCAGTACGCCAAGTCAGAGTCTGTGAAGTTATTGATACCCCACTCTTCAAGGTCACGGTCACGCACTAACTGGTGAGCAGTTGCGCTAGTTGCACCCTTACCAGTCTTGCTGACTGCCCAAAAATGCTTTGACAATGGACCAGTACGTGGGTCATTGTGGAAGTTCTTCAACTGGTCAATAACACGGGGACCAACCTCGTATGAGCGCAGAGCGTGGTTACCATCAGAAGCGAGGAGAACTACGTTGAAAGCAATACGGATTGATGGACGGTTACCTGAGTCGCAGAGTGGGCACTCATCAAACTCGCTGATGCACACAAATGACTTCTGCCCTTGGCGCTCTACCCAGTGCTGTCGCCATGATGCGTATGGTTCGTCACTGAGGAACTTAATGATGATGGGCTCGTCCTCTACACGGAGGCGAGTGGCGTATGGAGAATCAGCATCTTTAACTGCTGAGACACCTTCCCACCCTGAGCGGATAATACGGCGTGCAACAGGTGCTGCGGTTACGGGGGCAGAAGTTGGTACTTCTGTTTCTTCGTCAAAGTCGTGTGGCATTTTTCTTTCTTTCGTTAGCGTGGCCAGTTGTTTTTGATGTGTTGTCTTGCTGACTCCCATTGAGCAACCAGTGGGTCATCTAGATGATATCTTTCCACAGTGTCAATGATAAAGTCAAGTTGGCTAAGACTATAAAGTCTATGGCCTTTTGGTTCCTTACCTGGGAGTTGTTGACCCTCAGGTGGAGGAGTTCGGAAGTTAGCCTTT